AATGGTCTTGGTGGTGGCGGTGGTGGCACCTCTACTATACAAAGCGGTGGCGTTGCTGGAGCTGGCGGCAAGGGCGTTGTAATTATACGTTACTCTGGTAGTCAGGTTTACAGTGGTGGGGATATAACGAGCTCTGACGGATATACTTATCATAAGTTCACAACAAACGGTACGTTTTCACGTTAATAGAAAGAGGTAAATCATGGCTTGCTTTGCACAACTTGATGAAAATAATATCGTAATAAATGTAACTGCTGTAGATGATAAAGATATTTTAGACTCTGACGGTAATTTGCAGGAATCTCTCGGTATAGTGCTCTGTCAAATGCTGATGGGAGAAAATACTAAGTGGGTTCAGACTAGTGAAACGGGTTCGTTTCGTAAAAATTACGCTAAGATAGGCGAGGTATACGACGCAGAGCGCGATGCATTCATGGATGCCAATCCTCTTTTCCCATCATGGGTATTAAATGAAACGACTTGTAAATGGGAGCCACCAGTACCTTATTTAACTGATGGTAGACTCTATCAATGGGATGAGACAAATAAAACATGGAAAGATACTACTCCCCCATCACCATTTCCGTCATGGACATTTAATAATAGTAGATGGGAAGCGCCAATACCTTATCCTACTGACGGTAAAACATATAGATGGGATGAAAAAACATTATCATGGATCGAGTTAGTTCCTATCCTTGATGGAAAACCTCCAGAGGTTATTTAATATGATGACAGTTAAGCAGCATAAATTTGGTAAAGTATTCACGTTAGTTTACGATTTTCCTGAAATAAATGATATTCTACCTATGCACAATCATACAGAAGTTGACGTGCATTTTAGTATAGTCGCCCGTGGATCTTTTCGCGTACATGGAGATGGATGGGAACTTATATCAAAAGCTGGAGACGTTGTGGATTGGGAACCTGGTAAAGCTCATGAGTTTATCGCTCTTGAATCTAATTCTCGATTAATTAATATAACTAAAAATGCATAAACATATTATAAGTAACTACGGAAACAAATTGTAAGTGGAACCCACATTGAATTTAGTTTTAAAAAAATAAATAGTTAAAAGGTTAATTAAATGGCAATTCCATCAACAAGAGCGCAATTTAAAGATTACTGCCTACGTAAACTAGGAGCTCCTGTAATAGAAATTAACGTCGACGACGATCAAGTTGATGATCGTATTGACGAAGCTATCCGTTATTATTGGGATTATCATTTTGATGGTGCTGATAAAATTTATTATAAACATCAAATTATACAAGATGATATCGATAACAGATATATAACAATGCCAGATAATGTTCTTGGTGTTGTTAATTTGTTTCCTATCGGTCAGGCGCTTAACACCAATAATCTATTCAATATTCGATATCAGATCGCTCTTAACGATTTATATACATTGACTTCCGTATCAATGGTTCCTTATTATATGGCATTAACTCACGTTCAATTCCTCGAACAGTTTCTTGTTGGTCAGCAGCCATTTAGGTACAATCGTATAATTAATAAAATGTATATCGATATGGATTGGAATATTATTAACATTGGTGATTATATTCTTGTCGAAGCATATCAGGTTGTTGACCCTTCAGTGTATCCAAAGGCTTATGGTGAACGTTTGCTTCAAAATTATGCAACAGCTTTGATTAAAGAACAGTGGGGATCTAACCTTAAGAAATACGAAGGTATGCAACTACCAGGCGGGTTGAAGTTCAACGGTCAAAAGATATTTGATGAAGGCAAACAAGAACGCCAAGAGATAGAAAAGATTATTTACGACAGTTCACTTCCAGCTACAGATTTTATAGGCTAATATGGCAACAAATTTCTTTTTCAATAATTTCAAATCATCTCAAGAACAAAATCTTCTTGAAAGTTTGATTATTGAAGCAATTAAAATTTACGGCGAAAATATGTACTACGTTCCTCGTAAACTAGGAAATTTTGATGCATTGTATACCGCTGATGACCAATCGATATATGATCAAGCATATATGGTCGAATTTTATATTAAGTCAGTAGATGGTTTTTCTGGTGATGGTAATTTTATGTCTAAGTTTGGACTTGAAATCAGAGATCAAGTTGTTTTCTCAATAGCACAGAAAGTATTCAACCAAGAGATTGGCGCATATACTACATTATCAAGACCACGCGAAGGCGATGTTATTTACTTCCCACTAAACAATAAAGTGTTTCAAATTAAATATGTTAATAAGTTTGAGATGTTTTATCAATTAGGAGCGTTGCAAACTTGGGAATTGACTTGCGAATTATTCGAATATTCTGATGAAGTGTTTAATACTGGTATACCTGAAATAGATCGCATTCAACTTACACAAAGCACTAACATTCTTGATTATGCTATTAAAGACGAAAACAATATGCCACTTAAAGATGAGGCAAATAATTTTATTACTGTTGAAAAATTTGGTTCATTAGATTCAATAATTGGTACAGGCGCTAACGAAACGATACAAACCGAATCAATGGACTTTATTGATTTTAGCCATAAAGATCCTTTTAGTGAAGGTCAATTATAATGTTTAATCAGAATTTTTATTTCAGTACTATTAGGAAATACGTTACACTATTTGGTACATTGTTTAACGAGATTCATGTAATACGAACAAATAAAAATGGTGATATGACAGCATTTATTAAAGTGCCTATCACATATGCACCAAAAGAAAAAATGCTTACACGTGTCGGTCAAGATCCGAATATCGATCGTCCATCAGCTACTGTTACGTTACCAATGATGTCATTTGAAATGACAGATATGCAATATGATTCTGATAGAAAATTAAATACGATTGGACGTTCTGTTGTTCAATCCTCTGATAGAAATAAATTGAAGTATCAGTATAATCCGGTGCCATATAATATTGGTTTTCGTTTATATATTTACGTTAAAAATGCTGAAGATGGTACGAAAATTGTAGAACAAATTCTTCCGTATTTCACTCCTGATTTTACTGTTACTGTTAACCTTATCCCAGAAATGGAAGCCACAGTTGATATTCCAATTGTAATGAATCATATATCACAAGAAGATTCATATGAAGGCGGTTTCAAAGAGCGTCGTGCATTAATTTGGACACTTGATTTTACTGTCAAAGGTTATATTTACGGACCAGTTAAAACTGGCGCAATTATTAAATATGCTAATACTGTATTTTATGCACCAAGCACTGTAAATCTACAAGATGCTGTTGGTGTTACTGATGCAGTTTCGTATATTCAAACTAGACCCGGATTAACAGCAGATGGTCATCCAACATCAAATGCTGCTCAATCTATTTCCGCAACCCTAATAACAGCAACCGATGATTTTGGTTTCATTATTGAAAAGACTGATGTTGAAACATGAATGCAAACAACGATCCGTTAAGTAAAGCTTTAAACTTAACGCCTTTGAATGATCCTGTAAAAGCTATCGTTCAAAAGGCTCATGATGATTCTGCCAAAAATGATTTCGAAATGGCACGTTCTAATATCCACGAAGTGATACAGAACGGTACTTTTGCTATTGAGAAATTAGCACAAATAGCCGATAGCTCTCAGCATCCAAGAGCGTTTGAAGTTCTTGCAAAGTTGATGGACACAATGCTTCAGGCTAATAAAGATCTTCTTGATTTGCAAAAAACAATCCGCGAAATTGATGCGAAAGATACTCCCATTAGCAGTGAAGCTAAAACTGTTAATAATCTTTTTGTTGGATCAACAGCTGATCTTCAAAAAGCTATTGAAAGCATGAAGAAAAATGGAAATTGATCTTTCCAAACTGAAGGGTTATAACGGTAACGCACTACTTAAACGTTCCAATCAAAATATTGAGTGGAACATTGAGATGTTTAACGAGTATGTTAAATGCTCTAATGACGTTGTGTATTTCACTGAAACATATATGAAAATTATTAACATAGACAAAGGTCTTGTTACTTTTAAACTATATGATTATCAGAAAGAAATGTTACAGTCTATGGCTGACAACAGATTCAATATCATTGCTACCGCTCGTCAGGCTGGTAAGTCAACCGTAACCTGCGCATTCGTTCTTTGGTATATTATTTTTCACGCTGAGAAAACTGTCGCTCTATTAGCAAATAAAGGCGAAACCGCAAGAGAAATTCTTGGTCGTATTCAGCTAGCTTATCAACATCTTCCACGTTGGTTACAACAGGGTGTCAAAGAATGGAATAAAGGTTCAATGGAACTCGAGAATAACTCTCGTGTGCTTGCAGCTGCTACGTCGTCAGACAACATTCGTGGTTACTCTATTAACTTACTATTCATCGACGAAGCGGCGTTCATTGAAAATTGGGATAGTTTTTTCACATCAGTTTATCCTACCATTTCATCTGGTAAAGAATCAAAAATTGTTCTTGTATCAACGCCGAACGGATTGAATCACTTTTATTCATTATGGATTAATGCTAGAGAAAATCGTAAC